TACAAGGATCGCTCAGTGGTGTGCCCGTCGAGGTACTCTCCAGGAGGAACTTTGCAATGACATTGCTAGGGAAATCCAAAAAGCCACAGGCGCACAAGACTTAGGTGTGTATATTCAAGCAACACATGGTTGTTGCGAGAATCGAGGTATTATGGCACATAGTTCATTGACGCAGACTACTGTGCTTAAAGGTGCATTTAAAGATGATCCGGGTACAAAGAAAGAGTTCTTTGACAACATTAAAATGCAACAAGAGTTTGCGCCAAGATAAGGAGATATCATGCAGGTAAGAGTACCAGAAGAAGGAAAAAAATTAGGCTCATGCGGTTGTGGTCGTAGTCCTACAGGTGATTGTATCGGGTGGCATGGGCTATCCGAAGAGCAGTATCAAGCCAAGCAGGCGGAATGGGATTTAAATGAATATAGAAAACATGCTCAAGAAACTTGGAACGATAGTTGTACCAGTGGGAGATCAGAATGAATACCGCAAAGGATCTCACAGATAATCTAATATATCGTGCTAAAAATCTACAAGAGTTTGTTGTAGAGCGCGATTGGGGTTTAATTCCTGCAGGTGTTGTAAAATTTAATATACAACACACTGTTGGACAACCTGCAAGAATCTTTGTTCATGCAATGACACAAGAAGAAGCAGAACGCCAAGTCGACGATTGGTTTGGAGAAGCTGTAGAATGATTAAACCTCTGCGTGATGATTTAATGGTGCAACAACAAGTAGATGATGCTTGGCAACATTTTGTTGGCGTTATTATGCTTAACCAAACTGGCCGTAAAGCTGTAAAGACTACGTTGCCAGAATTCCTATATTGGTTTCCTACAGCACTGTCACTGTTACACGCAGACGAAGAATTTGTCAAAAGTATAATTCAACCTTTGGGTATGGTAAATGTTCGTTATAATCGTTTGATTAGAATGAGCCAAGACTACTTGACTTGGGACGGAAATGATGCTACAATGTTATATGGGATAGGAAAATATGGCAGCGATAGCTATGAAATTTTCTTTAAAAATAATTTTTCTGTAGAGCCTACAGATAAAGAACTAAAACGTTACTTGGAAGAAGAGATTTTTAATGTTCCTTAAACTGTTAGAAAAATTAGGACGTAAGCGAATCATCTTTGATCGCATACATAATGAACCTTATCTAGAACGCTACTATCTGTTTTTAAAAGATAGAAAGCGTTTTCCCTTTAATGTGTTCTTGCACAAATTCTTAAAAGGTGATCCAGATGATGTTCACGATCATCCCTGGCCCTATGCTACATTAATTTTACGAGGTGGTTATTATGAATGGATTCCACAATTTAATTCTGATGGTACAAAAAATTGCGAGATTCGTAAATGGCGTGGACCCGGCCATTTCCGCATTTGTACTCCTAACAGTTATCACCGTATTGAATTAAAGCCAGGTGTAACTGCATGGACTTTGTTTATGCCAGGACCTCACAAACGTGATTGGGGATTTTTAGTTAACAATAAATGGATACAAAATGAACAGTATCTAAAGGAGAGATATGAACAAGCTCATAATCAATCAAACAGAGCTTAACGGATTAGTTAGTAAAATCTGTCGAGACATTATTATCAGCGGATGGCGGCCAGATTATGTTGTAGGACTTACTCGTGGAGGTTTGACCCCTGCTGTAATGATCAGTCATTATTTTAATATTCCCTGCGAAACTTTAAAAGTACAACTGCGTGATGGTTTGGAATCTGAAAGCAATTTATGGATGGCAGAAGATGCTCTAGGACCTCGTACCAATGAAAGATTTGTAGACGACGAGAATGACATCGGTGCTATTTTAGATGCTGCCAGCAGTTTACTAGAAGAAGGAGCCAATTTCAAAAATATTCTCATAGTAGACGACATTAATGACACTGGGGCAACTATTAATTGGATTATGAAAGATTGGCCTAGTGGTTGCTTTCCAGATGATCCTGCCTGGGAAGAGGTATGGAACAGCAATGTTCGATTTGCAGTTCTAATCGATAACCTCGCTAGTAAATGCGATGTTAAAATGGATTATGTTGGCAGGGAAATCAATAAAGCAGAAAATGATGTATGGGTAGATTTCCCTTGGGAAGATTGGTGGACTAAATGATTGATTCAAAAATAAAAGTACACTGTACAGATGCAGGCAAAGACTTTGATATGCATGTTCTAGGTTATAAGCCTAAAGCATTTTTAGAAGTTGCATTTCAAACAATCAAGATGCGTTTAGCTTATATGGAACGTACAAGAGCATTTGTTGGCAGCTTAGGTGGACGCGAATTTGTCATTCGAGAAGATGCGCTTCCTTCAGAAAGAAAGGAATATAAAAGATGAGAGAAATAGTTATGGAGGGTCAACCTCCTTGTATCGAAGATTCAACAGCACCGTGGGATGATCTTTTAGAAGAAGATTTTCACGTAAAGGTATTCAAAGACAAATATCCTGTAACTCCAGGTCACTTGTTATTTGTGCCTAAATATAATACCTTACATGTTCTTATGGATGCATTCGAAGATGCTGTAAGAGATGGTATGCGTATGGTAGAATCTGGAGAGTGTGACGGCTTTAATGTAGGATTTAATTATGGTGCTACTGCTGGACAAACAGTTGGTTGGCCGCATGTTCATTTGATTCCTAGACGCAAAGGTGATATGGAAGATCCCACAGGCGGCGTAAGACACGTTATTCCAGAACGTGGCAATTATAGGAAGTGGTAATGTCAAGAACATTGTTTATCGGAGATAGTCATACCTGTGGTTATGTAGCAGTTCCTGGCAAAGTCGGACTAGGTAGTTATAGCTATTGGAACGATAACAATTACGGTGATATCTATAGTAAAGAAAATAAAAAACCTGTGGCTGTTTATGCCATGGCTGGCGTTAATAATCGTGTATACACTGATTGGTTAAAAACCATGTTTGAGAGATACAATGAAATTGACGAAGTTTTCTTATGCCTATCTGCACTGAATCGTTTCACTATAGCATACGACCCGGGCGCATTGGATGAACCAATTGCAGTAGATAATTTCACAGTGTTTGATAAGTCTAAGTCTACAGATATGGTACATCTGTATGCCGATACAACAATGGCCAATGAAAGAATCCAATTGTTTCAGAAACCTATTTGGGATGATTACAAACAAGGTCCTATGTTTGAACTTACTCCAGAAAAAGGTCTCATTAATCCTGATCTTAGAAAAAATACTTTTATGGAAATAAAATTATTCTTTGATCTAAATACCTATACAGAAAAACGTGATTTTTTAAATTGTGTATATACTTGGGATAATATCTGTAATGATCACGGTGCTAAGTTATATCTTTTTCATTTTACAGAAAGATTAAAATATCCCAGTAACTTTGAATACTATGGCAAATTAAAATGTACAAAAATAGCACCAAAGACTGTAGAAAAATTTTTCTCAGGAAGAATGATTGATCATTCTAAATATCTTTTACCCGATAACGAACACTATGATAAAGCATATCATCATTTAATTGCTACTCAGTTTATTCCTTGGTTAAGGACTATTTAATGACCGAAATTCTTGTTCCTTGGAAAAACGAACAAACAGGTTTCTGGTGGAACGAAACCTGTGCTATGGTGCTAGAACACTTTGGATTGCCTGGTGAAAGATATACTTCGCATCCAAGTGAAGATCAAATGATTTTTAAATTTTTTAACGAACACGATGCCTTAATGTGTAAGATATTGTTGAGTGACAGGATATGAAGAGAGATATACTCATTCTAATTACAGTAATTTTTATTATGCTCTATATTATGTTGTTCACAGATATCAGTGGAAGTAGGGTGCATGTCTATGATTGTAGTTTGGCTGAGATAAGTCCTGACTATCCTATAGAAGTAAAAGAAGAATGTAGAAATCTAAGAAAACAAGAATACCAAAAACAATTTGAAAATGAAAGAAAGACCATATTCATATGAACAAATGGACCCTAACCGTTGAAGAAGATCCAGAAACAAAAGAATTGGTTCTTCCATTTACAGATGAGATTTTAGAAACAGTTGGATGGAAAGCCGGTGATACTATTGTTTGGAAAAACAATAACAACGGTACTTGGACTCTAACAAAAAAGATTGACAAGACTGTTGAAAAGAGTGTATAATATATTATGAGTAAAATTAAAATTGCAGAGCTGTTTTACAGCATACAAGGTGAAGGACGCTATATGGGTGTTCCTTCTGTTTTCTTGCGCACATTTGGCTGTAACTTTAAGTGTGCTGGCTTTGGCATGCCTAAAGGCGAACTAAGTGCAGAAGTTGAATCAATTGCACAACGTATTGCAGAGTTTAAGTCGTATGAAGAACTTCCACTTGTTAGCACAGGCTGTGATAGCTACGCTAGTTGGGATCCTCGTTTTAAAGATCTAAGTCCTATGCTTACAACAGATGCTATTGCAGATCGTATCTGTGAAATCCTTCCATTTAACGAATGGCAGGACGAGCATCTAGTTATCACAGGCGGTGAGCCATTACTAGGTTGGCAACGTGCTTATCCAGACTTGTTAAGTCATCCTAAAATGGCAGGCTTAAAAGAAATTACATTTGAAACAAATGGCACTCAAAAGCTAACAGAAGAATTTAAAGAATATCTTGCAAATTGGCGTGACACAGAAGACATGTGGCGTCAGGTTACATTTAGTGTAAGTGCTAAATTAAGTTGCTCGGGAGAACATCCAGATGAAGCTATTCGTCCTGATATTGTTCGTGAGTACGAAGAAATTGGTTACACATATCTAAAGTTTGTTGTTGCTACAGAAGATGATGCAGAAGAAGCATTAGAAGCTGTAGACATATATCGTGGAGAAGGATTTACTGGTCCGATATATCTAATGCCAGTGGGCGGTGTCGAATCAGTCTACGCATTAAATAATCGTCGTGTTGCAGAATTTGCTATGAAGAATGGATTACGCTACAGCGATAGATTGCAAGTGCCATTATTTAAAAATGAATGGGGAACTTAATGAAAAAATTTATTAAAAAGGTAATGGGTCTAGACAAACTAGAAGAGTCTATTGCCAAAGCAGAACAAGATTTAGCAGAAGCTAATAAAAGATTAGAAGCAGCAGAACAGGCATCCAAAGCTGCTCAAGAAAAAGAAGAGCTTGCGAAACTGTCACCAAAAGAACGTGCCACAAGACGCAAAGAGCCCTGGGTTGGTGTTTTAGAAACTCATGTAAACAAAGACAATATTCGAAATGGATTCTTTGAACTTGACTGGAATGAACCGTTTGTGTTAAAATTAAAGCAAGAAGGTTACGGTGAAGATGGTGACAAAGATGAAGAAATTGTAGACCGTTGGTTCCGTGAACTTTGTGCCAATGTTGTGGTCGATGGTGACTTTGGTGGGCCAATTAACACTGGAATTATTGATATTAACGAAGTTAAAAGAAAGAACCAATGACATATATTTTAGTTGATACAGCAAACACATTCTTTCGTGCTAGACACGTTATCAACGGTGACGCTGATATCAAACTAGGCATGGCCTTTCATATTACTCTAAACAGCATTCGTAAAGCATGGCAGCAGTTCAATGGTAGCCATGTTATCTTCTGTTTAGAAGGACGCTCGTGGCGAAAGGACTATTATGCTCCTTATAAACGCAATAGAGCAGACGCTCGTGCCGCACATACAGAAAAAGAAGCAGAAGAAGATCGTGTGTTTTGGGAAGCCTTTGATACATTCAAAGAGTTTATCACAGACAAAACTAACTGCACAGTGTTACGCAACGAGCAATTAGAAGCAGACGATCTTATTGCAGGTTGGATACAAACACACCCACACGATAATCATGTTATTATCAGCACAGATACAGATTTTGCACAGTTAATTGCACCGAATGTAAAACAGTACAATGGTGTAATGGAAATGACAATTACACACGAAGGCTATTTTGATGACAAAGGCAAAGCAATCATCGACAAGAAAACGCAAGAACCCAAAGCTGCTCCGAATCCAGAATGGCAACTCTTTGAGAAATGTATGCGTGGTGATACCAGTGATAATGTCTTCTCGGCGTATCCAGGTGTGCGTACTAAAGGCACAAGCAAAAAAGTGGGTCTTACTGAA